TTATACTAGTATACGGGGTTACATTTATGACGGAGATGCAATATCAAGAATTAAAAGATTATTGTTTGCTAAATGGAGCAAAGTATGGTATAACTAAAATAGACTGCGAGGATATTTTGCATGATGCATGTGTTTACATACTTGAAGAAGATGTTATGCCAGGCGATTATAAGTGGTGTGTATCAAAATACATTGGTAAATATCGTGAAAGACGTAATAGAGAAAGTAAAAGGGAGACGCAGTTAAGCTATGAATAATAAATTAAGCCAATTATTTCCTGAAGAAGTAGATTACAACAAAAAAATGTGGAGATTCCTAGAAAGTTGTTACTCAAATGGCTGGGTATTACGAGCTACGGGAAGAGAATTAAAGATTGACCATAAAACAGTTAAGAATATACTAGATTCCTGTAAAACTTCTGAAACATATAAGATATTTATGTCAAAAGTAGACGATACAGTTAAATCTTTTGCAGATGGAGACTTTAGTTCTACTATATTCCAAAGATATGAGACAGCATTACAAGAATTAGACGCAAAAATTAAAATCGCAACCAGTAAAAACGATGATAGACTAGTTATATCCTACTATAAACTTAAATTAGCTGTATTAAAAGACCAATTACGTGCTAGTTTGACGTCAACTACACAAGAAAACACAAAAAATTACTTAAATAAAGCTATCGAAACGTTACAAGACGAGGCTTGGGAAGAGTATGGGGAAAAAATCCAATAAACTAAGTGTACATAATGACGCAGAATCAAAACATCTTATGCGAGAAGGTAGATATTTACCAGCATGGGTAGAAAATAACAAAGTAGTTAAGCAAAAGGAGAAACTACATGTCAAAACCAAAGACACCAGCATGGACAAGAAAAGAAGGAAAAAATCCTAAAGGTGGCTTAAATAAAAAAGGTAGAGAAAGTGCTAAAGCACAAGGCTCTAACTTAAAAGCACCAGTTAAAACTGGTACAAATCCTAGACGCATTAGTTTTGCTGCTAGATTTGGCGGTATGGCTGGTCCATTGACAGATTCTAAAGGAAAACCAACAAGATTAAAACTTGCGTTAAAGGCGTGGGGATTTGGCAGTAAAGAATCAGCTAGAGCTTTTGCTAACAGGCACAAAAAGAAAAAATCTAATACAGCATAACGGAGGATATAATTATGCCAATGGGTAAAGGAACATACGGAAGTAAAAAAGGAAGACCAAAAAAGAAAAATGGTATGCTATCAGGTAAACAAAAATCATTACCACCAGCATTGAAAAATAAAATAAAGAAAGCTAAGAAAAGGATGGCGTAATGGTTAAACAAAACAAATCTAAAACATATGAAGTAAAAGTAACTGGAAGTAAGTTGCAAGAGTTTAATAAAATTATGCGACAAATGCCGGGCGTTAACGCAAGATTAATAAAAGCATTAGAAAAACCAAAAGATAAACCTAGAGGTAAAAAATAAATGCCTTGGTGGTTATTAAAGATAGTCCCATCTATATCTAAGTTTGTATTTGGCTGGTTAAATAAACGTGGTCAAGATAAAAAAGATATAGAATTAAAATCTGCAAAACACGAAATTTGGGTAAAAACTATGGAAGTACAGGCAAAGGATGAAGCTAAAAAAAGAATTAATAATACTACTGATTATCTTGACAAGCCTTAGTGGTTGTTCGATATTAAGTAGTAAAGTAAAATTTGTAAAACCTGAATGTCCACAAGCACCCGATTGCAGTAATGCTAGTGACAAAGTAGAATGTTGGGCATATCAAAAACAAAGTTATAAAGCATGTATTAAGTTACACAATACAGCTTGGGATAAATTGAATGAATACTAAGTAGGTTGTGGCAATTGCCGAGGAGACTTGGCACCGCCAATACAACCTGCCTAGTTGGAGTAATATGATAAAAGACTGGTGGTGGAAGGACAAAAAAATGTTAGCCTTATGGCACAAAGTCCACAACATGACAGATGAAGAGTTTAGCAATTTTGATAAAAAAATTAAAGCAGAGTTGCTTTACTGGTATGGTAACCTTTTCTTCTTTCGTCCATACCCTGCACAAAAACCTATTGTTAACGATAATAACTTTAGTGTTTATGTACATGGTAATAATAGTTCTGGTAAGTCATACTGTAGTGCTGCTGTTACAGCTTACAACGTAATAGGATGGCATCCACAATATGAAATACAAAAACCAAAATATGGTAATAGAATTATATGGGCGTTTAGTCCCTCTTTTGATATTCAAAGGACGTCTAGTCAGGTTCACCTTTTTTCTACTGATACGCCTAATGATATAGGATTATTACCATCAATAGAGAGTATAGAAAAACGTGGCGGTAAAGTGGCGTGGGGTAAAAATAGATGTATTGACTTTGTTAAATTTTGGGATGGAACAATATTAGAATTCAAATCTGCTGAAATGAAAACACAGAACTTACAGGCTTCTGGTATTGATTTCTGCTGGTTTGACGAATGTCCACCACAGAATATGCATGATGAAATATTGGCTAGACTATTAAGAAAGTCTGGCAAAATGGTTATGAGTTTTATTGTAGAAGACGCAACAAGCAACTATATACCACAAGATATATACAAACGACAAGAAGACGATAAAGATACTAGTTTTCATTTTATAGACGTATACGATAATTTATCTCTAGAAAAAGATGAGATAGAAAGATACAAGAAAAGATTTACAGAAACTGCAATGCATTGGAGATTTAGTGAAGGTGGTAAATTTCAGTTACAACCTAACGGACCAATTGTATATCCGGACTTTAATGAAATGCATGTAGTAGATAATCTTACAGAACAATACGACCCGTTACGTACAGCTTGGAGAGCATGGGATTTAGGTTATACGAGACCTGCATGTGTAATATTCCAAGTCGATAAAGTTGGACGTAAAAATGTATTAATGGCAGTTCTTGGTAAAAATATACAACTTACAGATTTTATAGACCAAGTTACTGCTCAACAAACAGAAGCATTTCCTAAATTGTTAAACACAATGGATTTGTTACCACACGATGCAAACAGAAAGTATGATGTATCTCCGAACACAAGTGCAATGATATTTGAAAACAAAGGATTGCAAACAGACGTAGTATACGTTAAACGAGATACCAGTGTAGTGTTGGCTAATGAAGAGTTAAAAATGTTAGCTGAAGGTATACCAAGAATTCAAATAGATTCTAAACACGCACAGTTACTTTGTGAAACATTAGCTAACTATACAAGAGACGACAATGGTATACCAAAACGAGATAAATATTATGAACACATATCTGATGCGTTTAAATTAGGATTGTATTATATATCTAAACGATTAATTAATACAGATGACATTCCAATAAATGAGCCAGAATATTTTGATATGCAGTTCGGAGAAAAAGGCAGGACATTAAATTGAGTGTAAAACCAGAAGTAATATTAAGTTTTTTCAACTACATAAAAAATCAAGCCGAACCAGTGTTTACGCAAAACTCACAAGAGTGGCGTGAGAACATGCGTTTTTATATGGATGAATACAACTTTGACAATAAATTAGATTGGCAAACAAAAATAAAAGACCCAGTAGTTGATAACTTAGTTGTTAGATTATCTAACTTTTTTGTCCGTATCTTAATGGCAACCGACAATAAATATTTTACTATAGAACATCCTAACAAAGGATATCAGAGTGCGTTAAATAAATTATTAGGACAAGTATTATCAAACAATAAGTTTCCATTAATTTTTGGAGATGCGTTAAAATTTTCTTTGTTAACAAGTCCTTATTACACAAAGATTAGATATACATACGATGAGCAAACTTATCCAAGAGTAAATGAAGGTAGTGGCGAGATAGAAGAGCAAACCGATATTATGGGTAAGACTACAGTATCCGCTGTAAATCCATTTAACATTATGCTAGACCCTAATGGGGAAAGTTATATTATAGAAATGAAAACTGTTAGTTTAGCTGATTATGAGAGACTAGCTAGAGTAAACGGTTGGACCAATACAAACAAAGTAATAAGAAGTATGATGTACAATGGAGATAAAGAAGAAAATCATTTATCACAAGTTAAATTATGTTATGTATATGCAAAATATATTTCAGACAAACGTGGAGCCGTGTTAGACCGTAACGTACATTTTATTATAGCAGGGGATAACACAGTTGTTTACTATGGTAAAAACAATTTACCAAATGGCAGATTTCCGTACGTATGCGGATTCCCAATGAAAGTTTTACAAGGACGTTATGGTAGAGGTTATATATCAAAATTAAGAAGTCTACTGTCGTCCTATGTAGAAAGCATGAATTTATTATTAGATGCATTTCGTATGTCTACATTAGGAGTATACGAATTAGTTTCTACAAACGTAGAAAGTGGTAAAGCTCATTTGTTTGGGTCTATTACACCAGGACGTTTATATCCTGTAACTGCACCTAATACAATTAATCAAGTATATAATCAAAACTTAAACCCTAATGCAACAAATTTATTATTTGTTATAGACAGACTAATACAAAATAGGTCATTTCAAAACGAGTTTTTTCAAGGACAACCAACAAGTAAAGGAAGACCTACTGCACAAGAAATAAGTTCCAAAACCCAAGAAACAGCTAGCTTCTTTACTGATATTGCTAGTGAGATAGAACGTAGTATTATCGAACCCTCCCTGGAAATGATACTTCATACAGAGTTAATTTACATTGATGATGTATCGCATGAACCTATGTATTCGCAAGACGAAGAAAATCCGATAAAACAATTACTTGGACTATCTTTCAATGAACGTATGGATATTATTAGA